GGGAACATGCGGCCGCAGGCCAAGATGGGCAGCCGCAGGCTCACCCTTTAGCGATAGGTTACCGCTTCGCTGCAGATTTCAACTGATCGTAGAGCGCCCGATTGGTGCGGAACAGTCGGCCTTGCTCAGTGAGGCTGAATGTTTCCTTGTCGAATGGGTTCACGGTGCCGGCCGGGATTCCAGAGGGAGCGCTGCCGCCACCACCGACCGGGGCACCACTACCGCGAGGGGCTGGAGCCTTGAGCATCCATGCCGGGAGGTTCGACTGTGCCCAGTCCTTCACTGGGGTCCGCTGGAGGCCATCAACGACGACGACGGACCCATCGGGGTCGCGCTCGATTCGATCCGCCGGCAGCTTGAGCTTTAGGACGGCATCAGGGTCGTGGACCAGCTCGGAGAGTGCCGACACCGCAGGCGAGACAAGCTCCAGTTCTCGGACGCGGGCCTGTAGGCGCTCAGCCTCAGCTTTCAGGGCTGCCGTGTCGCGGTCGTACTGCTCCTGGAGCTGCCGCTTGGCCTCCTCATACTGGCCGGCACTCTCCAGCTTCTGCTGCTCGTGTTCCTGCCGGAACCGGATCAGTTCTTGCACATCGACACCATCCGGGACGGCATCGGCTTTGCGCTTGGCTTGCCGTAGCTCACCAATCAGCTCTCGGTTTTTCTCGGTCAGCTTGGCGATGGAGTCTTGCAGGTTCGCATCATCAGCCGCAGGCTGCTGATCGTTGGGTTGGTCAGACATGGATGAGGCCGCAGGCCAGGGACGGCCTAGCTTGCCGCACAAAGCGAAAGACCCCCCGGATTGCCGTCCGGAGGGTCTGAGGTGCGAAAAAGTAACGACAGGGTGGAAGACCCTGTCCCACTATAGCCATAAAAAACCCCCAGAGTTACCAGCTCCGGGGGTCGGTTCACCAATGAATCCACCACGGGCAGTCTAGGTCAGCTCCATTTTCGCTGATCGGCCCACCACGCGGCGCTGAGCTTGCCCTTCGCGATGTTCTTAGCGTGCCGGGCCTTGAACGCTGCCCGTCGGGCCTTGGCCGCCTTGCTCTCCCCTTCCCGTGGTGGGCTGCCGCTGACACCCTGCTGCCCGAACCGGATCAGCTTGATGGTGCTGCCCTCCTTGGCCAACACCACATGGCTCTTGGTCGGGTGGTTCGGCGTCCGCTTGGGCTTGTTGTAGCCCTCAAACGTCTCGCCGCGGTACTCAATGCTCATTTGCGACCCCTTGGCTTCCGGGTCTTGCCGGCTTCCGACAGGGCAATGGCGATGGCCTGTTTACGGCTTTTCACCTTCGGGTTAGCCTTGCCCGTGCCGCCAGACCGGAGCGTGCCAGCCTTGTACTCGCGCATGACCTTCGTGACCTTCTGCTGGGCCTTGCTCGGCTTCTTGGCCATCACGCACACCACCAACAGGCTAGTTTTCCAGCCTCAGCACGGATTGGCCGATCGCTTCGATGACTTGCCGGCAATCGTTGAGGTGGGGAAGTAAGGCACCTTCTTCGGCTTCTTAGGTGTCATCTTCTTCGCCGGGGCCTTCGGTTTCTTCGCTGCCATTCTCATCCACTACAGGCCCTCTGAGGTTACCTGCTATCCGATCCAACGCCTGTCCCTGCAGCTGCCTCGTGGCTTCGATCTCGGCATCAACGTCGAAATCATCGACGAACACATTCCCGGCCGCCAGCTGGATCAGCAGCGTCTCCTGGGTGATCTTGCCGGCCTGTTCCAGCTTGAACAGGGCCTCGATCTCGCCCGGTTGCAGCCGTGCCGACACAAAATCCCGGTCGACCATAGAACTCCCACCGTCCTGGCCCAGGTAGAGGCCATGGAGGCGTAGGCAGTTGTCGATCAGGTCCTGCAGCGACTGCGCCACCCTCATCAATGGCGCATCCCCTTGGCTCCGGTCGATCGCCTTGGCCACGCCTGATTCCTGGAAGCCCTGCTGACCCAGGATCGCGGCGACACCTAGCTGGTTGATCTGCCGTTCGATCTCCTCTAGGTGCTTGAACTGGTACTGGTAGCTGTTGCCTGCGGGTTCGACGTACTCCAGCCGTGCATCAACAGGCAGCACCGTGGCCGATTCCGGGCCGCCTTCGATCTCCTCCACTGATGCCGGCACGCCATAACCCACGAGGCGCGGCACCGCGGCTAGGTGGAGCTGGTTCGATAGGTCGCTGCTGCGCTGGTATGCCTGCAGGTTGAGCCATGCGATCTCCTCTAGTGCCGGCTGGGACTGGTAGAGGCCAGTGCGGCGGGCATAACCGACCGCGAATGGGATCTCATCCAGTGTTGTGGTGCCGTCGGCCACAAGATCGAACGAGGTGCCCTTGCTCGATTGCTTCCGGTACACCCGCCACCGTCCGGGCTCGAGGACGCGGACCTGATCGACGATCTCCTCGCCGAACTCGCCATAGGGCACCGTCAGGCGCTCGAATAGCCGGAGCTGCGTGAGCCGTTGCGTGCCGCCGATGGTCTCATGGCGCCATCCAATGATGTCGCGAGGGCTGTAGGCGACCCAGTAGGGCCGACGATCACCTGCCGGTCGAGGCTGGCCGCCAGCAGTTGCCAGGTCAGCCTCATCGGTCGGGAAGTCGACCAGTACCCCGACGTGGCCATAACGCAGCATCGTGACCGCGAGCTGACCGGCGAAGACCTGCAGGTCATTGCCTTGCGAGTCAACGTCGTAGAGGTGTCGAAGCATGACATCCGGCGTACCGTCGAGCCTGATCTCCTTCCGCACCAGCATCCCTGATAGGCGCTGCTCCATCCCGTCGTAATAGGGCGGCAGGACGGAGAGCGATAGGCGCCGCTGGTAGGCCTCGGCTGATTCCTTCTCCTCTGCGGGCAGGTACTCGATGCCAGTGGCGCGAATGGCGAGGGTGCCACCGACGAGGGTTTCAGGCAACCGCCAGCGTGGCTCCATCTGTTGCCATGCGATGCAGGGCTGCTCAACGTTGAGCTGGTTGGTCCCCTGCGTCTGCAGCAGGGGACCGGAGATGGTGCCGCGAGGCGGAAGGTACTGGGCCATGGCCTAGGTTGCCGGGCTACGCCGTCTCAACACCCTCGATGACCGGCTGGCCAGCCGCCGACTCCAGGAAACGGGCCGCCTGCCTGGCATATTCCGGTTTCAGCTCGACACCGATGTACCGACGGCCCATTTTCACCGCCTGATAGCCGGTGCTGCCGATGCCGTTGAACGGATCAAGCACCAGATCGCCGGGGTTGCTGTAGAGGGTCAGGCATCGCTCAATCAGGTCCAGCGGCATAGGGCAGATGTGCTTTTCATCTTTGTCGGCCTTGAATCTTGAGTTGAGCACCTTGGTTTGCATGGTGTCCATCCAAACGGGCGACGCCCATTGCTGCCACTGATCAAGACTGAACTCTTCACGTGTGTGCGTGACAGGCTCCCCGACATTCTTGCCCTTGCTCTCCTTGCGCATCACGAGAATGTACTCCGGCATCCCCATGGCACTGACTCGACTGTTTTCTCTGATGTTTTTGTAGAGCAATCGTTCGTGCTTGGTTTTCTGCATCTCGCGGACAGGGTCGCGCCAGATCGTGACCCTTGCTCTAAGGCAGAAACCTGCCTGCCGATAGTTAGCGCTTGCGGCATCACTGAACGGGAATAGACCGCCTTCGCCGGTCTCGCTACTGTTCTGATAAAAGACAGTGTCTTTGACGTGATCGCAGATCACAGTACCCGGCTTCATGACCCGGAACAGCTCCCGCGCCATGTAGGCATGATGCTGCAGGAACTCGTCATGCGATGCGCTATTGCCCATGTCGCGCTCGGAGTCGGAGTAGATGTAGAGCGACGAAAACGGCGAGCTAAACACTGAGCAGTCAACACTATCATCAGGCAGCCCCATAAGCAGCTCAACACAGTCAGCGTTGTAGACGGCCCAGTTATGGCCTTGATAGTCTGGTTTCATTGGTGAAAGAAATCGGGAAGGGTAACTGTGGGCGCCTTTTCATAGGCACGACGCAAGATCGCGCTTTGCTGCATGGACAGCATCGAGCGCGTCATCGCCTGTTTCATCCTCGCATGGTCAGCGGCCTTGCGCTGGACGTTGTTCCAGATCGTTGATTCAGTGTCACTGATCACAACATGGCAGGTGACGGGATTTGTCTGCCCGAACCGCCACGCCCGGCGCACGGCCTGGTAGTGCTGCTCATAGCTGTGGCTGATACTGGCGAACACGACGGTATTGGCGTGCTGCCAGTTGAGGCCAAGGCCTGCGAGCTTCGGTTTCGATACGATCACCCGCCGTTGGCCAAAAGTGAAGCTATCCAAGGCGGCGACCTTCTCCTCAATGCTCATTGAGCCGTAGACTTCAACGGCATCAGGAATTGAATCAGCCAGCGCCGAGGATTCATCGTTGGTCTCGCACCAGACGATCACCGGCCCATCTGCCGCGTTGGCGATATCGGCGGCCCTTGCCACACGATCGGCCATCGTCAGGCGTTTCTCTCGGTGAATGGTGGTGGCGCTGCCGTCCGGGATCCTGAACAGCATCCCTTCTGGAACGTCCTGCGTGATGTCGGCAGAGATGGAATGGATCTCGTAAGACAGCGGCGGCAGGACGAATCCTTCGTCATCACCCCCAAGGTCTGACGGCAATGCCGCAGCCCTTGACCAGCTGGCTACCCATGCCCAGAAGGACTCCTGCGCATGACCCTTGAGCCTATATCCGCCCATGGTCGTTTGATCCGAGATAAACCATCGGGACAGCATTTCAGGGCCAGGCATGATGCCAAGGAACTCTGCATGCTGGCCGATCTCCATGTGATCATTCGGCGCCGGTGTGGCCGTTGCCGCGAGTCTGTATGGTGTCTGGCTGAATGCGTCGCATAGCATCCGTTTCGTCGGGCCAGTGAAGCTCTTTAGGATGCTGGATTCGTCAAGCACGACACCGCCAAAGGTTGACTGGTCAAGCTTTGGCAGCCGTTCGTAATTGGCAATGTTGACGCCAGGGCCGACGTCGGACTGCTCGCGCACGATACGCGATTCGACGCCGGCCGATTCGCATTCGCGCATCATCTGACGCGCAACGGCAAGTGGAGTCAAGATTAATGACGGCTTGCCGCTGGCGATGCTGAACTCTGCAGCTGCAGCAGCCTCAACGCGAGACTTGCCAAGGCCAGTGTCCAGGAATGCGGCAGATCGACCCTTTTCGCACGCGAATTCAAGGGTTGCGCGTTGATGCGGGAACAGATTGGACCAGTCCATAGATGGGCTGAATCCATGGGACGATGCTGCGGTGCCTTTGCTGGCGATGAATTGGCGGTAGGCGGTGATCTGGTCGGTGGTGGCCATGGTGGGTGGTGGTACGTTGTCACTCTAAGGCATACGGTTCATTTGCGCCGCTGCTGGAGGGCGGCCAAGTCCAGCGCAGCACGCCACGACTCATAGTCGCCGTAGCGGCTGCTCGGGCTCCACGGTTGCCGCCAACGCTTCAAGGCGCAGTCGGCGACGTTGTCCCAGTCGAGGGGGGTCATGCTGCCCTCCGGCGACGGCGCACCCAGCGGGTCAGGCGCACGGCGACCACCAGCGGCCACAGGGCCCCAGCGATCAGTGCCGCGGTCCATTCGGCAGGCTCGCGGCATTCGTGAGGCCGCACAACGGCCATGGCGGTGAAGGCTGCCGCCCAGCAGTAGATCTCAATCATTGGGGGCCTCAGGTTGGGGGATGGAATCGGCTTGCGTCCAGCCGTGCATCGGCGACCAAGCCCACACAGTGCCGTCGTTACAGGCGGCGCACATGGTGTCAAAGGCGGCGCACATCGCCGTCACCACGCGGGCCGGGGCCGGCGCAGGCGGCGGGGTGGGCTGGGCGGTTCGGGTGGCTCGGGCGGCAGCGGTGGGGCTCCACCACGGCTGGCCGGGAACGATCACGGTGTAATGCACATACGGGCCATCTTCGGGTCCGGTGCCTCCCCTGCAGCAGGCTTTCACGTCTCCATCCCCATCAGCATCCGCCGCCGTCGGCAGGCGGTCGGTGATCCATTCGGCCATAGTGTCATTGGTGAACGCCTCAGCACCATAGCACCGCAGACCCACCCCAGCCCACCTAGTACACCCTTCGCATTCCTCGCACCACACGCCCCGCACTGCCGCGCTCCACGGCATACCGGCGGTGCACCACATAGCCCAGCGCATCGGCCATATGGTCGTGGCCGGTCTCCTTGTCCGGCACCCCCTTGTCGTCGTATGCCTGCAGCTCCAGGCTCTCGATCGTCTTTCGGCACCTCGGATGAATCCAGAGGCGGGTCTGGCCGTGGCCGTTCTCTAGCAGTGCCTGCACGGCCGCGACGCGGTCCCGGATCGGTGGGTTCGCCGCAGGTGACTGGTTGCTGATCCCGTAGCTCTGCAGGATCGCCACATCCGACCGGCTGGAATTGGTCGAACGGTTCGCACCCGAGGCGTCAGGATGGCCGAGGATTTGCGCCCGTGGGTAGCGGCTGCGGATCTCCTGCCCCATGGCATCGGTGTCGTGGGCACCGGCGATCTCATCCCAGACCCACAGCTGCCCCTTACGTTCGACTGCCAGCACGGCGTTGCAGTTGCCGACGTTGAAGTCACAACCCATCAGCAGGGCTTCATCGTCCAGGTCCGGCTCGTCGAATGCGACGACGTGCAGATCCCGCCGGAACCGGTCGTAGACCATCCCCGCTGTCAAATTTACAAACTCACCGTCGAGGTAGGCCCGCAGCAGGTTCGGATCGTAGTTGGCCTGGAGACGCTCGATGAAGTCCGGCGGCAGGTGTGGATTGTCGGTCGTGCGCATCCGCACCAGACGACGATCCGCCCGGCCGTCTGCCTCATCTGAGGCAAACGTCTTCCACATCCACCGGAAGCCCTCCGGTGTCGAGGCTGCCGCGAACTGCCGGACGTTACCGGCCCTCAGGCGGCCGAGGATCTTGGGGAATGCCCGCGCTGCAATCGAGGGGGCGACGGTGTCGATCTCATCGGCCAGCACCCACGCGAGGTTTAGGCCAATGATCCGGGTCCAGTTCTCAAACGACCGGCACAGAATCTTCGTGGCCCCGCCCGGCAACATCAGGACGTATTCCGGCAGAGGTGACGACCGGAAGGTGTAGGGGATGCCGTAGGACTCCAGGAAGCTGTCAAACTCCGGCAACCAGATGTCGCGGATCAGCGGCCCTGTGGGCTCCAGGACGGCGCCTTGAAAGCCAGGATTGATCATCGCCATGGCAACCGCCTTGGCACATAGCGCATGGGTCTTGCCGGCGCCATAACCAGCGGAACACCCAAGGATCTCGACCTGCGAATCCTGAACGAAGTCCCGCTGTCGTGGGTGCAGATCGTCGATGATCGCCGCGAGGGTGGCATCAGCATCGAAAAAGGCAGCCTCCTCATCAAATGCGAGGAGACTGCCCGGATCTTGACAGTCGAGCAGCCCCATCAGGCAGCCGTGAGGCCACAGGCGGGTGATTCGTCCTCATCGTCGTCGTCGTCGTCGCAGACCTCGTCCTCGTCCTCATCGTCGTCATCCTCGTAGGCGCCAACGATCAAGGCGTGCTGAGCGACCGCGAGGGCAGCGATCATCTCAGCAACGGTGGCCTCCTGCTCATCGACGATGATGGTGTCGAGCAGCTCAACGAAAGTCGCCACGGTGGTGGTTCGGTGCCCCACCAGTCTAGGCCTTCGTCCGTGCAATCCCGCTGGCCTTGTCGATGCAACCCAGCGCCGCCATCAGGTTGCCATCCCGTCGCGCCTGCATCTGCAACGTCTCCAGCTGCGCGAGCTGAATCGCGGCATACGTCGGTCGTGGGATGTCCCAGTCGTTGCAGATCTGCAATCGTGCCGCCTGCAGCATCGACCCCGCCAGCGTCTGGCTGTAACCCCACTCCTGGCACGCATGCCTCACGCATGCTCGCCCGCTGAAGCCCTGGCAGATCATGTCTGCCATCTCGCTGATGTGATCATCACGCAGATCAGCAGGCACGATCTGTCCCATCGGCGGCAATCGTTAAGCGCAGCCTACAGCGGCCTGCAGGGAAGCCAGGACAAGGGGCGGCAGGTCAGCCTTCGCCGGATCCATCGCGCGTGGGTTCCAACGGCCCTTGGACGGCTCCCAGACGGCAAGGGTCTCCAAGGTGCAGCGGCCACCATCGCGGCGGTGCTCGACCACGAAGGCCGGGACGGTCATCGGCAGCTGCGTGACGCGGTAGCCGGCGTGGTCACAAAGAAGGCGAAAGAGGGCCATCGGGTGGTCTGGTGAACCCACCCAGCGTAGCCAACTGTTATTGAGAAACACCCCCCGGTCTGCCATACCTGCCACACCTAGCCATACCTCCCCCTATATTCCCCTACACGCCCCTATATGCGTGTCCTGACACCCTTACCCCCCCCCTTAACACCGATTAGGAAATAGGTATGGTAGGTATGGCAGGTCTGACGCCGCTAGTCGCTGACTGGCTTTTCAGCGATGGGGTAGGTATGACAGAGGTATGCCAGGCATGGCAGCGCTGCCATACCTCAGGTTCATTCTCAATAAGGCAGGTGTGGCAGGCCTCCTGGCCGTTGCGGCAATGATCCGGAGTGCTACGGTGGGACCCCACCGACGACCGCCTGTGTACCAGCACGTGAGCATCAAGCTGCCCTTAGATTTCCTGGAATGGGCGGAAGTCAAGGCGCGGCAGAAGCGCCAGACGCGAAGTGCGATCATTCGCGACGCGATCCTTGAGGCGATGAACAGGGACCAAGCGACCGCACAGGTCTGAGATGGGGGCGATCATTGATGCCGCCCGAGGCCGCTGGCCTCAGGTGCTGGCGGATCTTGGCGGCCTGACGGAGAAGCACCTGAGCGGTCGGCATGGACCGTGCCCGCTGTGTGAGGGAACGGACCGGTTCCGGTTTGATGACCAGGGAGGGACCGGGAGCTGGTTCTGCAACCAATGCGGGGGGAAGGACCAACGCGGCGGCGGCGGGTCAGGGCTTGAGCTGCTGGCCCGGAAGCGCGGCTGGACGCCCCGGGAAGCGCTCCGGCACGTCGGCCGGTACCTTGACACTCCCGACACCCCGGACGCCCCCCGCAAGGCCCCAGAGACGCCATGGCGGCAACCGGAGCGCCCACCAGCCGATGCAGCACCCCCGCCCTTGGATCGTGGCGCGACGGCCCGCTGGTGCTACCGGGACGCCAACGGTGAGCAGCTGTTCTGGGTTCTGCGGCTCGAGCTGAGCAACGGCGCCAGGGCATACCCGCATGTGGTGTGGCTTGATGGCGGCTGGCACCGTCCGAACAAGCGCCGTGATGGGTTCAGCTGCGATTGGCCCACCCCACGGCCGCTGTACGGGCTCCCAGACCTCGCGGAACGGCCCGAGGCGCCGGTGCTGGTAGTCGAGGGCGAGAAGACCGCGGACGCTGCCCGTGAGCTGCTGCCGGACTGGGTGGTGGTGACGTGGTCGAACGGTGCCAAGAGCCACGGCAAGGCGGACTGGGGGCCGCTGCGGAATCGTGACTGCTGGTTGGCACCAGACAACGACTTGGACGGCCGGAATGCCATGGCCGCGGTGGGTGATGTGCTGCGTGGGCAGGGGTGCCGGGTGCAGGTGGTCGGGCCACCACCGGAGGCGACTGAGGGATGGGATCTGGCTGATGTGCGGGACTGGAGCACGGCGCAGGCGGAGGAATGGCTGAGGGGTGCGCAAGCGGTCGAGGGCAAACAGTTCGACGGGCTGATCCGGCGGCGCACCAGTGATGAACCCAAGGCGCTGGATGCAGGGCTGCTGCTGGCGATGCTGCGGGTGAAGGCATCGGACGGGCAGACGTTGCGGTACAACACGTTCAACCAGACCATTGAGCTGAACGGCGAGGCGATCGAAGGGATCGAGCGGTTCTACCTGAAGTTGGCAGATATGGGCTACACGATCAAAAAGCAGATGGCGCAGGATTGCCTGGTTGAGATCGCGAAGGAATACAAATACGACCCGGTGAGAATGTACCTGGAGCATGTTGAAGCCACGGCAGAACCGGCCTATATCGACCAGCTGGCGACGACCTACCTACGGCCTGAGGATGCGGCCCTGAATGAACCGACCTTATATGACGCGATGATCAAGGCCACCTTGATCGGTGCGGTGCGACGGGCGTTGGAGCCAGGCTGCAAGCACGACACCTGCTGCGTCCTCGCTGGCGTCCAGGGGGCACGTAAGTCAGCCTTCTGGCAAGTGCTGGGTGGGCCATTCTTCAGTGATCAGTTGAGCACGCTGCAGAAGTTGACTGATGAACAGCTGAAGTTGCATCGGAGCTGGATCATGGAGTGGCCGGAGCTGGACCACATCATGAGTCGCGGCCATTCGGGACAGATTAAAGCGTTTATCACCACCCAACGGGACTTGTTCCGTGCACCCTATGGGGCAGCAGTGGAGGAACACCCGCGGCGTGGGATCATCGTGGCAACGGTCAACAAGACCGATGGGCTGCTGGTTGATGACACAGGCAACCGTAGGTTCTGGATCATTCCGACGACCTTGAGCGAGGATAACCAGATCAATACGGCAGGATTACAGCGTGAGCGTGATGCGATCTGGTGCGCAGCGGTGAAGGCATACCGGAGGGGCGAGAGCAGTTTCCTGCCGGTCCATCTGCTGCGGCAGGTCAGAGAGGAAAATGAGAACTACGTGACGGAGTCGCCATGGATGGCGGCAGTACAGGAATGGATCAAAGCGCCAGTGAATGCCGGGCGGCCATTGACGACGGAAGTGCTACTGAAAGAGGCGATCCAGAAGCCAGTGGGGCAGCAGAACCGGGCGGATCAGATGATGGTGGGTGACATTCTGAGGCGGCTGGGATATTCCAAGACACGAAAGCTGGTCAACGGTCGTCGTGAGTGCCATTACACGCTTGATCCTTGACGACCTCGACGCTGAAGCCCAAATCCTTCAGCTCCTGGATTCGGTGCTCCTGAATGGGTGACAGGCGCCCGCGGGAGGCCTTGACTTCGACGAACAGGATCCCACGGTCGGGATGGCATAGGAGAAGATCCGGCAGGCCTGCGACAGAGGTGCGCAGTAGCCGGATCACATACCAGCCGGCCGCTTTGTATTGCTTAACCAACCTTGCCTGAAAGGCTGCCTCGGTCCGCTCTGAAGTGGGCTGCGGTATAGGACTCCTTCGCCCGGACTTTGTCATAGACCTTCAGCTCAAGGGAGTTAGCTGCAAGGATCCAGTGTACCCGCGGCGGGACGGTACGACCGAGGGCCGAGGCACGGTCGCGGCCTTGCAGGTAGGACAGGGCGGAGTAGTCGATGCCGAGGAAGACGAGATCATCGGCAGGCGAGAGGTTGACCCCTTCGCGTGAGGCCTGGACCTGCCCGATGAAGACGGAGTGAGGCCGTGCGGCGAACACCTCGGGTGAGTCGGTGGCCAGCAGCCCATACGCCTGCCGCAACATGACCCCTTCAGCCTGGAAGCAATAGAGGACCGCAAGACGCCCCCTAAAGGTCTTGCGGATGTAGTCGACCTTGCTGGTGTCGAAAATGATTCCAGTCCCAAAGGTATTCTCTGGAATGACGGTGCCGGAATACATCTGCCTGAGCTTCTGCATCTGCTTGGCTGCGGTGTCAGCGACGACGGGCCAGCCCGTGCCAACGGTGACCACGTCATCCCGCATGAGCTTCCCGGCGTCGGCATAGGTCTGTGGTGCCATCCGCACCTGATGGACCTGCTCGATGATCTGGGTCTGAAAGCCGGCCTGCTGCTGGGTGATCCTGACCATGTGCGGTGCCAGGTCAGCCATGATGACTTCCGGGTTGGCGTAGGAGTAATCATTGACCTCCTGACCGGTCCCGACGCGCTTGGTGCGGACGTTGACGTAGCCCGCGGCGGCCCACTTGTAGAAGGATGGCTGCTGCCACGGGACCGCGGTGGAGAGGCCAGCGGCGGAGGCAATGCGGATCTGGTGATAGAGCTGCGAGAGGGATTCGGGTGAGGGTGTACCGGAGAGCAGGATGCAGCGGTCGTAGCCGAGCTCACCGGCAACCTGCCTGGCCCGAAGGGAGGCCTTCGGGTAGGCCCCGAGGCAATGGGCCTCATCAAGGATCAGCAGGTCGTAATGACCCACGAGCTTGTGGACCTGCTCGTAGTTGGTGACGTGCACCCGGTCGGTGAGGCCGAGGGCGTCCCGGTCCGCCTCGATCGATGCGATGGCCTTTTTCTTGGTGAGGAACAGGCACCGCGTGACCCCCAGGCGCCGGGCGACTTCAAGGACGGTCAAGGTCTTGCCGACGCGCACCTCCCCGGCGAGGTAGGCCCAGCCGTCACGGGAGACGCGGGTGAGCAGGTCGTCTGCGGCAGCGAGCTGGTGTGGTCTTAGATCCATTGTGAAGATTTTCGGTGGTGAGCGGTGGCGATCCCCGCTGAGCCATGGTAGTCTGTGAACACAGGCGAGGGAACCCCGCCCCACCACCCACCACCGATCAGCCATGACCTACACCCTCACCCGCCCTGAAACCAAGCACACTCCTGCCGCTCGTTGCATCTTCAAGCCATACACCAACGATTCGGGCAAAAGGTGGATCGAGGTGAGCATGCTTCATCTCACTAACGAGGGATGGGGCAGCACCATGGGTCGCGGTGAAGGTGTCTATAGCGTCAAACATGCCCGAGAGTTCTATGCATCGCTGATTCAGCGTGGATTTGTTGCCGCCTGACCCCCACGGCCTGCCGGGAGCCTATCCCGGCAACATTCTCTACCACTGCCCACCACCCATGACCAAAGCCGAAACTGCCTACGCCGAGCAGCACGCTGCAGCCGCCGCGCTCCTCCATCAGCTCAGCAGCGCCCTGTTCGACATGCCGGCCCCCGACGGTGACACCCGCATCAACTGGGCCCACGTCGGCAGCGTGACCGAGATCCGCAGCCAGCTGGAGCAAACACTGGCGTTCATGACCAACACCCAGGCCTGACCGGCGCCACCACCCACCCACCCACCACCACCACGTCACCATGACCAGATACCTCCTCAACACCACCGTTGTTCCCTGTGAGGGAGTGTGGGAAGTTTCCCGTCTTTACACGCCCCAGGACGCGCGTATGTACCTTGACCTTGGCTTTACTTCGGCCGTTGGGCACCAGTCCACGGCTGAAGTCATCTCGACTCTACTGGGGATTGATGTTTCGGTGAACAGAATCACCGTTGAACCTCAGGTTGGCGACATTCTTGTCTGCTTCAAGCTGAAGCAGAGGGCCCCAGAAGGGGTAATCCTCTCAAAAGAGCAGCTTGAGAGCCTTGGCTATGAATGGTTCTCAATGAAGCTTCGAGCTTCATCAATGCACACCCTTAATGGGCAGTTGGCCCATGAGGCCCATGAGGCCGAGAATCGTCGCAAGGAGGCGGCGATCAATGCCCGGATGGAGCGTCGAAATTGCATTGGCGGGCATCGAGACTGACCCCCCCCCACGGCCCGCCGGGAGCCCATCCCGGCATCACCCACCACCATCACCACCCATGACCAAATACCAAGCGACCTACGCGATGGTCCTGCAGATCGTCGTCGAGCTCGAGGAAGACGACATCGAGCGTGCACAAGAGGAGGCCCGGCTGATCGTGCCATCGCTCGAGCTGGCCAACCTGCGCGGCCGCGCCTGCATTGACGACACCGCCACCCTTGCGCCGATGGTGTCTGCACGATGAGCCATCACAACACTGACCCTCACGCCACTTCTCCCATGACACGCACTTTTGACGCTCAACGGCTCAGGAATCTCACCACTGGGCGGCTGCATACCGAGATGGACCACGTCTACAAGGACCTGGAATGGGTTACTGGTCAGCCTGGGTTGATGACTCACATGCTGCCTCGTGCTCTTCGCGCCGTTGAGCCTTGGCTGCGTGAACATGTGACCGATTCGCGATTTTGGGACGGCAAGCATGATGCCAGCCACGTTGGGAACGTTGAGCTGCCATGCCCAACACAACAGGACCTTGCCGCGATTACAGATCGATTTTTAGCCCAGCCAAACCCCTTGGATGGGAAGGACGTTGTTGTCGTCTCAATCTGACCGCACGATGAACCCCGCTGCATACCACGCACACCCGGCCCTGTCGGCCACGCGCCTCAAGCGTGCCCTCAGCGGCACTGCCCGCCGGTTCCACGTCCCGGTCGAGCGCACCGACGCCATGCGGCAAGGGTCGCTGGTCGACTGCCTGGCCCTGACGCCTGACCTGTTCGAGCACCGCTACGTCGTGGCACCCGAGGGCCTCGACCGCCGCACCAAGGACGGGAGGGCATGGTGGGCCAAGGCCAGTCAGAGCGATCGGGAGATCATCAGCCATGACTGGCGCGACACGGCCGCCAGCATCGTGGTCCATCTGCTCAGCGATCCAGCGATCCGGCCGCTGATCGATCACGCATCACAGCAGGCCCACTTCTGGTTTGATGCTGATGGTGTTGAGTGCCGGTATCAGCCCGACATCGAGGCGCCGGGGCTGCTGGTTGACATGAAGAAAGCCGCCCGCACTGACCCCCGTGGATTCGCGGCTGACGCCTATGCCCGCGGCTATGACGTGCAGATGGCCCACTACCTGTTGGGCCACCTCGACAAGCACCAGACCGCCGACCTGCCGCGCCTTGGCTTCATCGCCTACGAATGGCACCCGCGGCCTGATGTGGGGCTGTACTGGCTGCCGGGCGAATGGATCGAAGAGGGCCTGCGCCGTCGCGAGATTGCCAAGGCCCGGGTGTTGGAATGGGAGGCCAACCTGACCAACACCAGCCATCCGGAGCAGACGCTGCCTCTGCCGCGCTGGGCGGGCTTCGACGGCCCAGCCCCTGAGCTTGCCCCTGAACACTTCTGATCACCAATGACCTTCACCAAACAACAAGTCGAACAGCTGCAGGCTCCGCTCAACCGTGGAGCGGTGCGGCAGCGGACCCAGTCGGGACACAAGCTGAGCTACTTGGAGGGATGGCACGTCATCGCGGAAGCCAACCGGATCTTTGGCTTTGATGCCTGGACCCGGGAGACGACCGAGATCCGCTGCGTCAGTGAACGTGAGCGCGGGATTGGCCGAGACCAAAAGCCAGGGTGGGGCGTAACCTACATCGCCCGGGTGCGGGTCATGGTTGACGGCTTGGCCCGTGAGGGCTGCGGTGCCGGCCATGGCATCGACACGGATTTGGGTCTGGCGCATGAATCGGCGATCAAGGAAGCCGAGACCGATGCGATGAAACGTGCCCTGATGACGTTTGGGAACCCCTTCGGCCTCGCCCTCTACGACAAGCAACAACGGCAGGTGCAGGATGAGCCACAGCAGTCGGCGGCATACCTGGCGGGTGAAAAGGCGATCCAAGGTGCCAAGAGTGCCGCGGAACTGGCGACGATCCGTGATCGGATTGATCTGCGGCTGACGAATGGCGACCTGTCTGTCGAGGATGCCACTGCCCTCAGAGAGCAGCTGGCATCTGCTGCCGAGAGGTTGACTGCTGCATGACCGAGACCGGACTAACACCACCCCAGCTGGCTGACCGCTGGGGATTGAGCCAGCACACGTTGAGAGGCTGGCGACTGCGCGGGATTGGCCCTCCATGGGTCACCCGCCCGCGGCTTGGCACCCCATACGGCCAGAGCCGCGTCCTGTACCCCCTGCCTGGCGTCCTGGCCTTCGAGGAAGCGCAAGGCATCACCCCTATCAACCCCTGAGCAAATGAACAGCATCACGATCGTTGGCCGCGCTGGCCGTGACCCTGAGGTGAAGTTCCTGGACGGCGGTAAGGTCGTCGCGAAACTGAGCCTGGCCTCGAATGGCTGGAGCAAGCAAGCCGAGACGAACTGGTTTGATCTGGAGATCTGGGGCAAGCAAGCCCAGGTGGCGGCTGACTCTGTGAAAAAAGGAAGCCAGATCGGTGTCGTCGGCACGATCAAGACGGAGGGATGGACCGACAAGACGACGGGCCAAAAGCGAACGAAGCAGGTCGTGAACGTGAGCACGCTGCAGCTGCTGGGCTCCAAGCCTGCCGGCACCGGCTCTGCCCCTGCCGATGAGGAGTTCTGATGAGCCTGAGAAACCGAGTGCTCAACTTCATCCAGAATGCACAGCCGGGCGACAGCCTGGCCCTGTCAACTGATGCCTGCTGCGAACTGCGACAAGGCATCTGGCTACAGGCCGAACGGGCGACCGACCAACGGCGGGACCTGTTCATCTACTGCGAGAACGAAACCCCGTTCCCTGTCCGCATTGGCGGCGCCGCATGGATCATGCACACCGCCCAGCTCATTGCCGACCGAACCCACCGCACATTGGAGGACTAATGGACCCGAACTACCGCGCCAGTGAAGATCACTGGAGATTGATTGAAAACTGGCCTGGCCTTGGTGAATACCCAAGCTTTTGCTGCATCCTTGAACTTCGCGCCCGCATCGAGGCTCTGGAGGCCGCGCAACAGCCGGCCGACCATATTCCTGACGCCAGGAAAATGGTTGCCCCGCCCGCGCCTGCCGGTGGGCTGGTGAAGCGGCTGTCTCATCTACTGGCCAAGCGGTTCAGCGAGTCACAAGCCGGCACCGACTGCACGCCGTTCGCCTGCGACGTTCTCCGCGAGGTGGCGGCATGGCTGCGGTCGGACGGCCCAGACTGGCCATCCGTTGCATCCCTACTGGAGCAGGAGGCCAGCCAATGATCCACATCACAAGCAACGGCGGCTGGATCGGCCCGCTGTGCTGGTCGAACACCCTGCCTGCCTTCGTGGTCCCTGATTATCGATTCGCTGGCATCAGCAGCCGCCTGCAGCCCTGGGGCCGCACCTACTGGCACATGCCGGGCGAGACCTGTCGGCCGCTGCAGTACACCGTCACCGAGAGCTTCCAATGACCACCGACTTCCGCGCTGAACTGGAACGCCTCGTGAAGGCTTACGACGATCACGGCGGCAGGTGGCCCGACGACGACGTGCGGGCCCTGTATCAGGCTGTCAAGAAAGCCCGCGCCGCGCTGTCCGCCCCGGAGCAGGGGCCGACGGAGGCGGAGGTTGCAGACCTTGCAGAGGATCTGGAGTACCGGCGGCTGCCTCAAGACACATCCACCTGCCCTTCGTTTCTGATGGAGTTCGCCCGCGCCGTGCTCGCCCGCTGGGGCCGCCCTGCCGTCGAGCTGGTGCCGGTGAGCGAGCGGTTGCCGGGGCCGGAGGATTGCGACGACCAGGGGCGGTGCTGGTGGCTGGACCGACCGCTCAAGAACGGCCCGGCCGCCTGGATGCTGAGGCGTCCGGATGACGGGATGCTGCTCCCGTTCATCGCCTGGGCTCCGCACTGGGCGATCCCCGTGCCGCAGGAGGGGGCCGATGGCTGACCTCTCCCCCGCCACCGCTGCCGCCTGGGAAGCGTTCAATGAAGTGGCTGAACGTGTCGGCGTGTTCGAGGATTACGGCGATGCGCTGGCCGCTGCCCTCCGTGCTCTGGCGGATCAGGTGGTGCCCGCCGAGGACGTTGCGCACACCATCGAGGACATGATCGAGCAGCGCATCCGCGCCGAACTGCTCGCCATCGCCGCCGAGCTGGAGGGCCAGCAATGAGCATTGAGCCCACCACCCAACGCGGCATCGCCTGCCCCGTGTGCGGATCGGATCAGAGCAAAGTCAACGAGACTCGGCATCTTGCAAGCCACAACTGCATCCGCCGCCGCAAAATCTGCCGTAACTGCCGTGCTAGGTACACCACCTACGAAACACTGACGCCCCCGTCCGTCATCAATCAGATGGCCGACCATGCGGCCTCTCATCTGGCTGGTCGTGCTGAACTCGATCCGTTCCTGCAGGATCTGCAGGATCTGATTGACAAGCATAGGGCATGACCCCGCGGCCCGCCGGAGCCGCACCCAATCCGGCGACCATCCACACGCATTCTCATCAATGGCCATCATCAAAGGCACCGCCCGCGCCGACGTGCTCACCGGCACCGCGCAGGCGGATCAGTTCTACGTCAACCACACAGGGGACATCATCGTCGGCGGCAACAGTCAGGACCAGGTGCTCTCCACCCTGGCGTCGTACCAGCTGCAGGACGGAATCGGCAGCCTCGTGCTGGGCTCCGGCGCTGATGTGGGCATCGGCAACGCTGGGGCCAACAGGATCGGCGGCAACCAGCGCAACAACCTCCTCGACGGTGGCGCCGGCATGGACGAGCTGACCGGCGGCGGCGGTGCGGACGTGTTCCGCTTCAGCCATGCCGGTCAGGCCCACGCTGACTTCGTCACCGACTTCCGGGCCGGGATCGATCGGATCGCCATCAACGGCGCAGCCTTCGGCCTGGCGGCTGGGACTGCCGTGGGTTACGAGCTGAACCGGCAGGCGACTGGCGCCGGGCCGACGTTCCTGCGCTACGGCAGCCAGGGGACGGCCCAGGCGATCTACTTCGACCGGGACGGTATCGGGGCTGAGAAGGCGCAGCTGATCTGCACTCTGCAGGGCTTCGCTGGTGCCACCTCGGCGGCTGATTTCGTCATCATCTGAGGCCAGCGGGGGGGGGCGTGACGGACTGTTGCGCCCTCCCCTTGGCAACGGTGGGACCCAGTGTTACGATCAAGTCATGGGGCACGACGCCCCGCCACCACCATTCACCAATGACCGCCACCCTTTGCCTTGCAGCGACGCTGCTGGCCATCCTCACCATCCCTGTGCTGATCCTGCTGTGGGCGACGGAGTCCAGGGAGCAGCGGATTCGCCGCTGGCGTGCTAATGGCATGAGCCAGCAGGCGATTGCTGACCGCCTCGGCATCACCCGCTACGCCGTCCGCCGCGCCCTTGCCTGAGCCATGGCCAACCTCATCACCGCGGCGCTGCGGGTGCCGCTGCTGCATCGAGATCAGGAGATCGCCCTAGGCCGGCAGGTGCAGGCCTGGATGGCCATCCGCGACACAGAACCCACCACCGCCGCCGATCGCCGCACCTGGCGTCGTGGCATCCGCGCTAGGGATCAACTGGTCGTTCATAACCTGCGCTTTGCCTATCGGTTCATCAGCCGCCATCTGCGGTGCTGCAAGACCCTCGACCGTGAGGACCTGCTGCAGGCTGCCACGATTGGACTGACACGTGCCGCGGAACTGTTCAAGCCGGAGCACGGCTGTCGGTTCGTGACCTACGCGACCCTGTGGATCCGGCAGTCTGTGGATCGTGAGATCTGGATGGCAGATGATCCGATCCGGATCCCGGCCAACCTGCACACCATGAAGGCCAAGATCGGCAGCCTGACCAGTGCTGGCATGAGTCCAGAGGATGCGATGGCGGCAGCATTGCAGGGCCGCACGACACCGCCGGAACTGATCGAGGCAGCACTATCCGTCACCCGCCCCCTGGCATCACTCGACGGCCCGGTGCGCGACTGCCCGGACCTCAACCTGCATGAGACGATCGCTGATGGTGGCCCGTTGCCGCTGGATCTGGTCGCTGATGAGATCGGCACCGAACTGGTACAGGTGCATGTCCTGCGGCTCAGGGACCTACAGCGCGACATCATCGAGCGGGTCTATGGGTTCAACACAGAACCGCAACCGATGACCGCCATCGCCCGCGAAACCAACCGGAGCCGACAGGCAGTGAAACAGATCCACGACCGCGCTATATCTCAACTGGAGCGAATGATCAACGTTGACCCTGCCATCCAATGACCACCACCGTCCACATTTCCCACGGCTATCAGACCTTCATGGATGCCGTGAAGCGCTATAAGCTGCTGACGGCAGAGGAGGAGATCCTACTGGCCCGCAAGATTGCCAAGGGGTCGAAGCGTGCGCACGAGCGGATGATGCTGTGCAATTTGCGACTGGTTGCCAAGATTGCAAGCACCATCTTTCATCGTCGCCGGCCGCAGATGCTGACGATTGAGGATCTGTTCCAGGCTGGTGTCTTCGGCCTGAGTCGTGCCGTCAGCGGTTGGGATCCTGAGCGCGGCTATAAGTTCTCGACGTATGCCTACTGGTGGATTCAGCAGGCGATCAATCGAGAGCTGATGTATCAGGACGGTGCGATCAGGCTGAAGACCAGACCTCAGCGGTTGCTGTCGCAGGTGTCGACATGGATGGCCCGCAATAGCCAGCAGCAGCCGACGCTACGGGATGCTGTCGATGCGTTGGGACTGGACTACGACGAGGTGCTGGGATACATCAGCGCCAGCATCGGGCCGGTGAGCCTCGACAAGGTGATCGGCGACAGCGACGACCTGGACCTAGGGAGCGTGCTGCAGGGCGACGCTGACCCGTCGGACTATGCCGAGGCCATGGAGCTATGCGGGAGGGTGCATGATGCGTTGGATGCGTTGGAGCCAGAAGAGGCTCATGCGATACGGGCAACCTATGGAATCTGCACTGATCACGATGCGATGTCGATCCGAGAGTATGTCAGGGAGCATGACGTGACGCAATTCAAGGCCGAAAGGCGAATCAGGGGTGGGATTGTAAAGCTCAAAAGACTTCTTGCATCAACCACGCAATCTTTGAGCGCGACGTAGCGTCCTGATCAGCCAGCAGGACGGCATATTCTAAGACGCCGTTGAAGTCGCCGCGGTCGTGCATTTCTCGGAGGCAACGCTTATGACCTTCGGCGATGAACTGATCTTCCACACGATACACAAGGGGTTTCATGTGCACGCCTGAAGGATGCCCTAGGTTGC